AGGCTACTTTAATTTCTTCTGCCTTATCAAATATAGTAGTTAATTTTGAATCAAGTTCTTTAATAAGAATATTTGTAATCTGAGAACGATCTGGTTCTTTCTCATCTTTTATAGTTACAGCTTCTCTATAGTTATCATCATCTTCTTCACTAGTAGGAATATCTACCTTATTAACTAGCTTTTTATAGTTCTTTTGGTTGTAGATAATAAGATATCTTTTAGCAATAGTGCCGAAATATGAATATGCTTTTCCTTTAGACTGATCATATAGATCTAACTTTTGTAAAAGAAACGAAACTACTTCATACTTTAGGTCTTCAATCTTATCTACTTCTGTGTAATAAAACTTAAAAGTGTGAATGATATTTTCAGCAAGCTTATAAAAGCCAAAATGAATTCTTTGATTATATATTCTATTTCTTTCAGCTTGATCAGTACTTGCTCTATACTCTAGAATTGCCTCTTCAGTCTCTTCAGTAAAATAATTATTTTTTGTCTTAGGCTTTCTTTTTCTTGGTTTCCCTTTCTTAGTTAGCTCAACATCTACAATTTCTATTGTTTCTTCCATGCTATTATCGGTTATCAGTATATTGTTTCATTGTGGCTTGCAGTGATTTTATTTCTTCCATAAGTCCTAAAAACTCAGGATCAGATTGTACCCACATAGTTTTATCTATCTTATCCGCTAATAGATCAATCTGTTTGTAGTTAGCCACGCAGTCGTTTATAAACATCTGTTGATCTATTACGATTCTTTCTAGCTTTTTATTTTTTTGAAACAGATTGAATATTACATATCCAAGTACTGTTAATACCCACACGGATATTGCGATTGTTGTTACCATTATTTTAGTTTATTTGTGATTCTATATTTGCTGCCATTAGATCAGCTTGATGAAGTACGTGAACTAGATTTGTTTTTATTGCAAACTCTTTTCCATACGACATGTAGTAGGCTTTGTTCGCCTCTTCATAAAGACCATCATGAAGTTTTATCGCAAGAAATTCATTTTCATTAACTGAAATCCCAGCTTCTTGTAGATAGAATAGGCTACGATCAGCAATCCTCATATGTGTCATATCAGCATTATACTTATAATAAGCTCCTTGCTTCTCTATGTGCCATTGGGAATCATTAGGAAGATAGAATGGTTGATCATTTGTTCCTAGCTTTCCTAGATCATGATTAATAGCTGAAAACACTAATTCTTCGATAGTGTAATTCTTAATCTGACCCATCTTATCCCAAACTCTATCTACGATTAAAGCTCCTTCAGTTACTCTAAGAACATGATCAATATATCCACCAGCAAAACAGTTATGATGAGCAACCTTAGAAGATGCGGGAGAAAGCGTTAATGTCTCTTCTCTATCAGAATAAAATTGCTTTAGTTTACTTTTTCTTGGTTCAGAAATATACTGATCAATATAACCATAAAAAGTCTCGAGCTTCGATTGAAGTTCTTCAGCAGTTAATTTTTTCATAAACTTATTTTGTTAAATGTACACCTTTTTTATTTCAGAGATGAATTTATCTTCAGAGTCCACGGGAATTCTTCTAGTTACAGTAGTCGTGCCTCCAGTAGATCTACCATCACAGAAATGAATCATAGTTGTTGATCCTTTCTTTTTTACTACAGCCATTGGATACTTACCGCAGTCTACTTTATCTTCCAACGTATCGCACTTCTTATTTTCAGAAGAAGAGCAATCAATTTCTTCATAAGCTATTTCATCAGCTTGTAGAATGTACTTAATTCTAGAACACTTATCGCATCCCTTAAGAACGTAAAGTTCTACTTTAATATTGTTTTCCATATTCTGGGTCTATTTTTTCCATAATGTAATTCCAATATAGTTTCTCGCTATCTTGCATTTCATCATAATGCATTGCTAGATAGATATATATTGCTTGTATTTGTTCTTCTGTAAGTTCTAATGATGCTGTTTCTAATTCTTCTTGTTGTTGATGTTGCATAATGACTTTTTAGAGTGTTGCTCTATTTTTTGGTGACACTACTTTCATTTCTTGTTTATGGTTAGAGAGCTCTAGCGGATTTACACCGTCGGATTCTACCGATATTCTTCTCCAACTTTTATTAAGATCTTCTTTTTATATACCTGAGGAATATTCTGTCTCCCCTGGTAGTCGATTACACTCCCATCCGCTATTTCACTCGTTTCTGGATTCACACCAGGCTACTGCGTAGCGGACAGGATCGACGTTAATCTTTTGCAATATACTAATAATAAATGAAACAAAAAAATATTTTTACACATTTATTTTATTTATTCATATTTTTTACGTATATTTGATAATATGAACAATGAAAGTCTTATTATAGGAGTACTAGAATCTGTTCTCGGTAAGAGTAAGCCATTTCCCAAAACCAAAGATTTCGCATTTTATTGTCCTATTTGCAACCATAAGAATCCGAAGCTTATTGTTAACGCAAAGTCTGGTAAGTATAACTGCTTCACTTGTCACCCAGCTACAAAAGGACAATCACCGATTACGCTATTAAAAAAGATCGGAGCTCCAAGCGAGACTATAGTAGAAATGAAGGGCTACTTAGGCTATCTTACAAAAGCCGAAGATCATGTATCAACATCAGTAAACCTACCTAAAGAATTTATTAGTCTATTAGAGAAAGAAGAATCTTTAGAGAAACGGCACGCAATAGCATATATAAAGTCTAGAGGCATTACTGAGAATGATATTATAAAGTACAATATTGGATATTGTAAGACTGGAAAGTATAGAAATAGAATCATTCTTCCTTCATATAATAAGAAAGGCATGATCAACTATTTTCTAGCGAGATCTTTCGAAAAGAATCCAGTTAGAAAGTTCGATGCTCCAATCTGCAATAAAACAGAGATTATCGGTCTTGAAAACACGATCAATTGGGCAGTACCAGTAATACTTTGCGAAGGTATATTTGATGCAATAGCAATAAAAAGAAACGCAATACCATTATTCGGTAAAACAATACCAAAAGCTTTAATGCTTAAGCTTGTAGAGTCTCAAGTAAAGACTGTTTATTTAGCTTTAGATAAGGATGCACTAAGAGAAGCGATAGACTACGCTAAAAGACTTATCGATATAGGTAAAGAAGTCTATCTTATAGAATTAGAGGGTAAAGATCCTTCAGACCTAGGATTTGAAAAGGTTACAGAATTACTTCACGAAGCGAGGCCATTGACTTTCTCTGACCTGCTATTAAAAAAGATGCAATTAGTCGCATGATAAAAACGTACTTGAATTTAGACACAGTAGAAAAGATATATCACGTTAGCGATATTCACATTAGAAACTTTAAACGACACGAAGAATACAGAAGAGTATTCGATACCTTAAAGAAAACGATAGTAGAGACTTCTGATGAAAAATCAATAATCTGTTTAACTGGAGATATTGTTCACTCAAAGACAGACGTAACTCCTGAATTAGTGTATCAAGTGCAAGATCTTCTAAAATCTTTGGCAGACATACGACCAGTATTACTTATTCCAGGTAACCATGATGCTAACTTAAATAATAATAGTAGAATGGATGCATTGACTCCTATAGTCGATGCGATAAACCATCCTAATATTGCTTACATTAAAGACAGCGAAGTTTTTAAGATTGGAAACATTACTTTTTCTCATTGGTCTGTATTTGATGAAGATTATACTAAGGCAGAAGATATTCAAGGAGACTACAAGATCTGTCTGTATCACGGCTCTGTACAAAGCGCGGTAACTGAAATAGGTTTTAAACTTGAGGGTGGAAAGATAAAGACTAGTCACTTTGATGGATTCGATCTAACCTTATTGGGAGATATACATAAGCTTCAATATCTAAATGAAGAAAAGACTATTGCGTATCCTGGATCTTTAATACAACAGAATCACGGAGAAAGCTTAGAGCATGGTATCTTAGTATGGAATGTAAAAGATAAGACCAGCGAATTTGTTGAGATTCCTAATGACACTGCTTTTTACACTATGTATGTAGACTCAGGAGTAGTTAATCCTCCACTTACAGATCTCGCTAAAAACATGTATTTAAGAGTAAGACATACTAATACTGATCAGAATACCTTAAAACAACTAATATCAGAAGTAAAGAAGTCACATAATGTTATTGAGCAGTCTATTCAAAGGATACATAGCATTCAAGAACTATCTAATTATAGCTCTAAAAATAGTAGACTAATTGACGTAAGAGACGAACAGCAACAGAACGATCTAATCCAGAAGTTTTTAAGCAAGAAGTATAAACTAACAGAAGATCAAAAACAACACATCAAAGAGATTAACGCGTATATAAATCAGCAGTTACCTAAACTAGAGTCTTCTAGAAACGTTATATGGAATCCTAAGACTTTTGTTTTTGAAAACATGTTTAGCTATGGTAAAGACAATTCCATAGACTTTACAAATATGAGAGGAACTTATGGCATATTTGCTGCTAACGCTTCAGGTAAGTCTACTTTATTAGACGCTTTAAGTTATTGTATATTCGATAAGTGCTCTAAAACTAATAGATCTTCTCAAGTCTTAAACAGTTCATCAAATACATTTTACTGTAAACTAGATTTTGAATTAAATGGAGTTAATTACGTCATAGAAAGGGATGGTCTTAGAGAAAAAAATGGTAATGTTAGAGTTAAAGTTAACTTTTATTACACTGATGATTTAGGAAATAAGGTCTCCTTAAATGGTAAAGAAAGAAACGATACTAATGCAAGCATACGAGCTGTGCTTGGAAGCTACGAGGACTTCACTCTGACTGCACTTAGCACACAGGGAGCTAACTCTGGATTCATTGATATGAACCAAAAGGACAGAAAAGAGCTGCTCAGTCAGTTCCTAGACATCAATATATTCGAAACTATGTTTGACTTTACTAACAACGAGATAAAAGATATCTCCGCAGTAATGAAACAGTATCAAAAGATTGACCATAGCGTAGAAGTACAAAGAATAGACGAACAAAAGGTCACTATAAACAAAAAGATAGACGAATTAAAGCATCAAAAGCATGATCTTGAGTTAGATAGAGACAATTTAAACAAAAAGATACTCGAGGAGCACATTATGTTACAGACTGTTAGCTCTAAAACAGCTAATGAAGATCAGATAAAAGCTGAAATAGCTCAACTAAATCAGCAATTGGTCAAATCTATATCAGATGAAGCTGTGTGTGTATTAGATTCTAAGTCTGCAAAAGATGAATTAGATGAATATGAGCAAAATTTATCGCAAATTAACATAGAAGATCTAGATAAACGCCTACAACAATATAAGGAGCTAACTAAAGATAAAAATGCTATAACTATTGAGATAAACAAACTTAATATTCATCTTTCCCATCAAAAAGATAAGCTAAACAAGCTTCAAGAGTTAGAGTATGACGAGAACTGTACTTATTGCATGAACAACGTATTCGTTAAGGACGCTATTTCTACCAAACAGAGTCACGAAGATCTAGTAAAGCAGAAAGAAGTACTTGAAATTGACTTAAGTATCGTAGAACAAAGCATAAAAAAGCTTGGTAATGTAGAAGAAGACAACAAACAGTATGATACATTGCTACAGAAGATCAATGATACTGAAAAGAAGTCGTTAAAATTTGAATCAGACCTTCAAAAAGTTCAAATAGAACAAACAAAAGTCAAACAAAAGATAAAAGACAAAGAGACAGAGCTAGACACTTACAGAAAAGAAAAGAAAAAGATAGAACAAAACACTGAAGTACAAGCTAGGATAGATGCTTATGAACTTGAACATAAGACGACTGAAAATAATCTTAAAAAGGTTAACGATGATCTAACTGAGAACTTACTAAATGTTAATTCGCTTAGCTCAAAAAGAGATAAGTATACTAATGATCTTACTGAACTAGTCAAACTTCAATCAAAGTATGATCTTTATAAGATGTATAGCGAAGCAGTTCATAGAGATGGCGTACCTCATCAGCTAATATCAGATACTATACCTCAGATTCAAGAAGAGATCAATACAATACTTCAACAGCTAGTTGATTTCATGGTAGTTCTTCACCCAAATGATAAAAATATCAATGCATACATCGCTTATGACAACGATAGATATTGGCCAATAGAACTTACTTCAGGAATGGAAAAGTTTGTAGCTAGTCTAGCGATTAGATCTTCGCTAATTAATGTTTCTTCTTTACCAAGACCTAATTTTATAGCGATAGATGAAGGCTTTGGAGCTCTAGATAGCAATAACTTAGGAAGTATAGTCTCTTATTTTGATCATTTAAAAAATCAGTTTAAGTTTATCATGATTATATCACACATAGACTCAATGAGAGACGCTGTAGATCACCATATAGAAATAAATAAGATTGCAGGAAAATCTAACGTACAACACGGAAGTTAGATATTTATTTATAATTACTAGTGCGCTAAAAATGAAATATGCATTAGGATAACAATAAAAAATAATTATTATTATGGCACTCAATTCAAAATCTTTAAAAAATTCTCCAAAGAGCGCATTCTCTGGTCAAACTATTCCTGATACTTATCAAAGTATAGAAGGACTAAGGAATTCAACTTCTTATGCATCAAATAACGATGGAGCGATATTAGCAGGATCAACGCTAGGTGTTATTCCAACTACTACAACCACTACCTCTACTACGACTACGACTACCACCACTGCATAAAAATAGAGGTAAAACTATAAAATGAAAACAACTGTTCTACTTCCAGGAGGATTTAAACCTCCTCATGGCGGGCATCTACAACTAGCAAACGCCTACGCAAAAAACCCAGAAGTAGATAAGGTAATCGTGATGATTGGTCCAGCAGAAAGAGACGGAATAACTAGAGAGCAATCTATGGCAGTTTGGAAGATGCTACCAACAGATAAAAAAGTAGAAATACTTTCTGTATCTGCTGAAAATCCAATGGCTGCAGCTTTTGATTATGTTTTAAATATGAGTAAAGATGCTAAAGGAAGGTTTGCGATGGCAGCTAGCTCTAAAGGAGATGATGCAAAGCGATCTGACTCATTTGTAAAATCAATAGAAGCTTACAAAACAAAACAAACTAAAGACGGAAGAAACGCTCCAGAAGGAGTAACTCCAGTTAAACTTCCAATAGATGTCGCTCCATTAAATTATAAAGGCAGATCTGATGAATATGAAGGGAAAGGAGTAAGTGCATCAGTATTAAGAAAAGATTTAGCTAACTCAGATAAAGAGCAGTTCGCAACAAATTATCCAGGACTTGATAACAATACAGTTTCAAAGATATACGATGTGTTATCAAAAAAAAAGAAAGCCATATACGAGATTATAGAAGAGAGGGCGGTCCTTTCTACTCTGATTCGTACTTTATTGGTTGAAGGAGGAAATGTATTTCAAGGAACTCAAAGAATTAAACTAGCCGATATAGATCCTACAATTTCTTGGCTTGAAGACAAGTCAGGACTTTCTCTTAAGGATAATATGCTAGGAACTACAGGTAAAAAAGCAGATAGCGGAGACTTAGATTTAGGAGTAGATAAAAACAAAGTAGATCAAAATGCGCTAATTAGCAAACTTACTGCTAACGGAATAGATAAAGCAGACATCAAAAAGTCAGGAACAAACGTTCACGTAAAGACTCCTATAGCGGGAGATCCTGAAAATGGATTTGTACAATCAGACTTCATGTTTAACGATGATGTTGATTTCATGAAGTTCTCTATGCAAGGCGGAGCAAAAGATAGTCCTTACAAAGGCGTACATAAGCACTTAGTATTGTCTAGCATAGCGAAAGCTCAAGGAATGAAATGGTCATATCTTAACGGACTAGTAGATAGAGCAACTAACAAAGTAATAAGCAAGAATCCTAGCGAAATAGCGACTAAATTACTAGGACAAGGAGCGAAGCAAGAAGATCTAATCAGCGTAGAGGCTATAGTAAAAGCGATAAAAAACAAACCACAATACGAAGAGTGGATGACACAAGCAAGACAGGATCTAGCAAAAGATGGTCTTGAGCTTCCTAAAAAAGAAGATCTTAAAGAATCGATAAAAAATATACAAAAGCTAATCAAACTTTTTGAAGCCGCATCAGCAAGAATTCAACATCCTGAAGACTTAATTTATTGGGACGGATCTAAAGGAGCTGAAAGAGCTTTACAAGTAATGGATAAAGCCGCAAAAGACCCATCAACTACATCAGTAAAATGGGATGGATCTCCAGCTGTAGTATTTGGAGTAGATGAAAATGGTAACTTCATATTAACAGATAAGAGTGGATTCGCTGCAAAAGGATATGATGGCAAAGCTAAAAGCGCAAAAGAAATAGAGACAATGTTTAAAAATAGGGCAATAAAATCTGCTGAAAAGAGTGGAACTAAACCTAATTTTACTTTTGCAAAAAGCATGGCTAACGCTTACGAAGTATTTAAAAAGTCTTGGCCAAAAGGACTCACTGGATATTTCAAAGGAGATCTATTATATCAAAGCAAGCCAGAAGTTATTGATGGAGAGTATGTATTTAAACCAAACATAACTACCTATAAGATCCCAGTTAATAGTGAACTAGGAAAGCAAATAACAAAAAGCGAAGTAGGAGTTATACCACATGTTTACCAATCTTTAGACGGAAAAGAATCTGGAGTAAAAGACGCAAAGCAATACAAGTTTAATCCATCAGGAGGACTCATGGTATTCTCACCAGTGTTTTCAAAAAGCGGAGCAAAGATAGACAGTAAGCTAATGAGCGCAGCTAAATCAGCTGTCTCTAGCGCTAAATCTGCAGATAAATTACTAGATAAAAGCAAACTTAGTCAAGAAAAAATGACTGATTATGCTGATATGCTTTATAAGTTTACTAACTCTAAAGCAGCTAGTATGAATACATTAAGCTCAAAAGAGTTCATTAAGTTTTTAGAGAGTGAAAAGACTATTAGTGATGGCAAAAAAGCCAAAATGATAGAGTATTCTCAACAAAATCAATCAGATTTAGAGAAGATATTTAATGCTGTAAAAGCAATAAACAATTTAAAGAATTCAA